ATGTTAGTTAGTAAAAGCAACGGATTTAACGCTAGCGCAGTTTTGGGTAGTGGAAGTTATAATGAAAATAAATCTTCTAAACACATGGAGCTACTAGCTCATAGTATTTTAAAATTAATTTGTAAGGAAGCTGCATCAGAGACGTATCGCGGTGCTCTTGAAACTTTACAAAAAATGATGTCTGAATGTATATATCAAGAAGGCAACGCCTTTGTCATTATGGGAGCTGGAGAACAATTAAAACGTATTAAATATGAAGTTGGTGAAAATAACTTAAAGGTATTCAACGTACACTTTAATAATAATCACGAGTTAGTTAGTTCTGGTGAGCCTGACGTAATATGTTTAAGCAAGCAGGTCTGGGAAAATCTTCTCATTAAACTAAAGCTGGAAAACAATGAAAATGTGTTTTCTAAAACTAAAAAATTATCGAATAAAAATAATGCCGATCAGTTTTTTGAATGCGCTAAAAGAAATGAATAGAACCTTTTCGATAATATAAGAAAAAGTGATTTTCATGTTGGTTTACTTAAGCCAAGTAGTACGCGTAGTGTTATTTTAGAAACGCCGCCAAATGTCTGTATGGAATCACGTAATTCATATGAAAACAAAATAGATGAGATTTCATCTTTGTCAGAGTCAAAGGAACACCCCATAGATATTCAAGAAAAAAAAGATGCGTTTGTGAATGAGTTCAAGGGGGTATTATTTGATAAAAATACAAGGTCTTCAGAGCTTCTGTTTAATTTTTATGAGTGTTGCTATAAGTTTTTACCAAGAGCTCAGCCTCAAGATAAAATCGATAGCTATAATTCAGCACTGCAAGCTTTTTCCATTTTTTGTTCATCTACGTTGACACATAATAATATAGGCTTTGATTTCAAATTATTTCCTGAAGTCAAGCTGTCTGGAGAACATCTTGAAACGGTATTCAAATACAAAAATGGCGATGATGTCCGGGAGATAGCCAAAATTAACATTACTCTCCAAAAAGAAGAGGGTGGTTTATATAATTTACGTGGATTGGATTTTAAGGGGTGCTTCTTTTCTGGACAGAACTTCAGTAACTATGATATTCAATATGTGAACTGGGGAACGTCATTGTTTGATGTTGATACTCCGTGTATTTTTAATACGCCTGCTTACAACAAGAGTAATGAAAAATCATTAAAACCTGTGAGCGAAAACGGTTTAAGTGGAGTATTGACTGATCGTAATAATAAAATAAAACTCATCACGGGCGTGGCACCATTCGATGATATTTTATTTATGGATGATGACTTTGATGATAGTTCCTCTGAGGATGATCCCGTTGAGAATAGTCCTGTTGTGACTAGTCCCGTTGTATCAAGTTCTAAAAGCAGTTTTCAATGATTAATAAATGGCAATTTTTACAAAGAGATAATAACGTAGATTGAAACAATATGTATTATTGATTGAGTAAACGGGATTATTCTTCACACTACATCCATTTTAGTGTCACTACCAAAGAAAAAGGGGCTACGTTTTCATGTAACCCCTTGATTTATTTGGTGGGCTGGCAGTGACTGAATTGGTGCTGTAATTGGTTGAAATATTTCATCTAATGTCTGGTTCAACTTTCCTTAGCTGCCTGAAAGTTTTTTGATCTTACCCAGCAATAACAGCGTTACGGTGCACCACGCCTGACTGAAGAACTGCGTGCTCAGGGTTACCACTTCAACGTAAAACCGTGGCAGGAGGTCCGGACTGAAAAAACTGGTCAGGACATCATCGGCAGGGAACGCACTGCTAGTCTGTAAACTGAACCGACTGGGGCGCAGTATGTGGCATCTTGTCGTGCTGTTGGAGGAGCTGTGCGAACGTGGTATTAACTTTCGTGCTCTGGCCCAATCTATATTTGCCCAACAATGGGGGGACGGGTGATGCTGCCAACTTACTGATTTAGTGTATGATGGTGTTTTTGAGGTGCTCCAGTGGCTTCTGTTTATATCAGCTGTCCCTCCTGTTCAGCTACTGACGGGGTGGTGCGTAACGGTAAAAGTACTGCCGGACATCAGCGCTATCTCTGCTCTCACTGCCGTAAAACATGGCAACTGCAGTTCACTTACACCGCTTCTCAACCCGGTACGCACCAGAAAATCATTGATATGGCCATGAATGGCGTTGGATGCCGGGCAACCGCCCGCATTATGGGCGTTGGCCTCAACACGATTTTCCGCCATTTAAAAAACTCAGGCCGCAGTCGGTAACCTCGCGCATACAGCCGGGCAGTGACGTCATCGTCTGCGCGGAAATGGACGAACAGTGGGGCTATGTCGGGGCTAAATCGCGCCAGCGCTGGCTGTTTTACGCGTATGACAGGCTCCGGAAGACGGTTGTTGCGCACGTATTCGGTGAACGCACTATGGCGACGCTGGGGCGTCTTATGAGCCTGCTGTCACCCTTTGACGTGGTGATATGGATGACGGATGGCTGGCCGCTGTATGAATCCCGCCTGAAGGGAAAGCTGCACGTAATCAGCAAGCGATATACGCAGCGAATTGAGCGGCATAACCTGAATCTGAGGCAGCACCTGGCACGGCTGGGACGGAAGTCGCTGTCGTTCTCAAAATCGGTGGAGCTGCATGACAAAGTCATCGGGCATTATCTGAACATAAAACACTATCAATAAGTTGGGACCATTACCCATTGGGGCATATTTATACTCGTCTATATGACAGTTACTTTTTAAAATTTCACCCTTAAAATCCTCAATTATCTCTGAGTAAAATGATCTTAGTGCTTCATTTATTTTGAGATAGCTGTAATCATGTTCTGGCTTATAACCAATCAAAGTATATGCTCTTAAAAGACCACCAAATCGGGTTCTATAAACAGAAGATGAAGGGCCTGTATCATCTTCATCAATGATAAAGCCTGATAGTTTTCCATTAGATTCTAATTTTTGTTTTAGTTTTTCTAATAGATCTTCATTAGTCAAATGAATGGATCGGAGCTGAATTATTTCTTGAGCTTTATTGTATTTTTTCTTTGAAATAATAGGTTTATATGCCTTGTCACATCTAACCCATTCATGTTTGGGGTTTTTTACAAGCCTACTTTTTAATTTAGATGAGGTTTTGTTATATATGTTGTTTCCAATATATTTTTCATTTGTCAAAATTTGATGTATTTTTGCACGAGTCCATAATGTTCCATTTTCTGCAGGTATGTTCTGTTCATTTAATCTCTCAGCAATAATGAATTCTGGGACGTTATTATCTATAAAGAGATCATATATTCTATTTACAATTTTTATTTCATTTTTTGGTCCCGGAATTAATATTACCCTATCTGTTTGAATACTCTTTCTTTTGCGGAAACTCAATATTTCTTTAGCTATGCCATTTTCGTCTACTAAAAGACGTCTCAGCCCATAACCAGCCATACCGCCTTGATGATAACCAAGCTTTATTAAATTTACTTGCCCTATAAATACCTTATCAGATAGATTCCTGCTGTGATATGCAGCACTAGATCTTTTTATATTCAGTATAACAGAGGACTCTAAAGGGAAATCTTTAGTGGGTATAGGTTCGGAACAATATATAAGATCTACACCATTTCTCTCAAATAGAAAGGAATAATATGCCGCTTCATCACTATTTTGAAAACGACCAAAACGGCTCACATCATAAAATAATACAGCCTGTATATCTATTTTCTTTTGTTCTACATCGCTAAGTAACTGCTGCAAAGAATGCCTGCCTACGATACTGACTCCGCTCTTACCTGCATCATCGTAGGTATAAGCGATTTCCATATTGTTCTTTTCAGCATAATCTTTGATATATTCGGACTGATTATGTAAAGAATATTGCTGATGGTCGGTAGACATCCTCAAGTACTGCGCGACCCTAACTCTATGATTTTTGTCATTTTCGCTAGCCATGCACGAAACCTCATGGATGATTCAATACAATGTAGTGGATAAAATTGATCAAATTTCAACCGAATTCAACTGTTTTATCATTGATTAGAGCGAATTTGGTAGATCTTCGAGGTGTATGATAATCGAGAAGAGATGTGAATTATTTAGCTGATATGACCGACAGCTTTCGTTATGTGGACTCAATGTCCCCATTTGTAAATGGCTATGCTTAGTCCACATAGGTTAATGGTGTGATTATTAATTCTTTAACTAAATCAAGATAGTTAATCCATCATGGGAGAGTTATGCGGCAATAACTTTGCATTTTTGAGACGAAACATAGTCACTCCACCATTGCATGAGAACCACCCGTTCAGTGAGATACTCTGCACGATTGTAGGCTGCAATTATTTCATCTTTCTTCGAGTGGGCAAGGGCGGCTTCTAAGACATCAGTCCTAAACTTGCCAGACTCCTCAGCAGCCGTTCTAGCAATGGATCGCATACCGTGAGCTACAAGCTCACCTCCGAAACCCATACGGATTATGGCCGCATTAGCTGTTTGTTCATGCATGTGATTGAGTGGAGCTTTGATACTGGGGAACACCCACTCTCTATGCCCGCTGATGACTTTCATTAAATCCAAAACTCGCAAAGCTTCTTTGCTCAGTGGAACTTTGTGAGGCTTCTTCATTTTCATAAACTCCGCCGGGATGTTCCACATGCCAGTTTCAATATCAATATCTGACCATCTTGTGCGAACAGCTTCACCTGGGCGAACCCATGTGAGAAGTTGCCACTCAATCAGTAGCCTTGTTTCCAAACGGATAGAAGCATTGTTTAGAGCAACCAAGAAGCGAGGGAGTTCGGAAGGGGGTAATGCTGGCATATTCTGTTTTTTTGGCTTGCTGAACCGTTGCCCCAGGTTGTCTGCCGGGTTGAATTCTATGAGTTCTTCTGTTGCTGCATAGCGGAAAATTTCATTCAGGCGGGATATGATGCGGCGAAGTGTTTCAAGGACACCTCGTTTTTCTATGGGTTCTAAATGCTGTTTAAGCATTTTAGGGCGAATCTCCTTAATTGGGGTATCACCCAATGTGGAAAAGATATTTCTCTCTAGGCTTCGCCAGATGTCGTTAGCATGATCTTGGGAGATGCCTGACGTTTTGACTTTCTCATCAAGCCACTTCTTGGCTACTGCTTGAAATGTATGTTCCGTGGCATCTTTCAGTGCATTGGCTTTTTGGTTGTTATGAACTTGGGGGTCTATACCATTTGTAAGCAACGACAAGTATTCATCACGTAAAGCTCGTGCCTTCGCAAGTGTAAGGTGAGGATAGGTTCCTAAGCTCACCTTAGTTCGCTTTTTGGTCACAGGCACTGCATATCTGAAATACCAATTTTTCTTCCCTCCCTTCGCCAGGGGAGCGATTCGCAACAGCAAACCATCGCCGTCAAAAAGGTTAACCTCTTTTTCGGCAGGTTTGGTGCTTTTGATTTCAGTGTCAGTGAGCTTCTTAGCGATTTTGGCCATGTTTGGGACCCTCGATTTTAGGACCCATCTTCGTGGGTCCCATTCAGGGTGCCATAACTCGTAGTTCTCAGCAATTCTCACTAGACTACAATAGACGTAAAAAAGCCCGCAGAGCTTGTGCTGTGCGGGCTTAGTAGACTTTACTGAACTTCAGTACATCAATATTTGGTGGAGCTGGCGGGAGTTGAACCCGCGTCCGAAATTCCTACATACCATTTTTACTATAACAAAAACATGAACTTATGTTTAAAATCAGTGTGTTAGTATTATTTTGTGTTTGTCTGTTTTACGCATTTTTAATGCTCTGCCGCCAAAATGCCGCCACTGGTTTTGCTTGGGAGACTTATTCAGGCTTTAATTTATTGATAATAGAATCTACCATTTTAATGCCTGCCTCATTGACTATGACTGAATTGACTACTCTATCAAAATAGTCCTCTATATGGTGGGAAAATAGGAAAGCAGCACTTGATGGTTTTTTGTTCTTTTCAACTGCAGATTGCAAGACTTCATGAGGCGGAATTTTAAACCTTTTGCATGATGCAATGAGATATTCAAACTCTTCAAATGATAGACAAAAAATATTCTCTGTAGGGATATGATAGTTATGTTTAAACTTGTCATATATCTTATTCATCTCATCTTTAGCATAAGTATTAGCTAGGATACTACCATTGCCTAAGAAAAGGTTTTTATATGTAATGCAAATGATATATGAGTTAGCCCTGAATGGAGCTATTATTCGCTCATTAGAGTATATTTCTCGATTAACTTCGTGAGATTGTTCGATTGCTTTTAATACCGATTTCTTTATTTTTCCTGCAATATCCTCAGGGCGTAATGTTACCATGCCTTTTTGGTGTATCTCAACGCCTTTAGCATCAATGAAAATATTTGCCTCAGTATGTGGAATGAAATAATCAACTACTTTATTATCTTTAGGTAGTCGTTCTTTAAGGTATTTTTCGTTATGAAAATCAATTTCGCTTTCTTTTAGTATTAATTCCAGTGCATTTTCAAATACATTTCCAAAGCTATCCATGAACTTCTCGGCATCAGTTCTTCTTAAAAGATCATATATGAACGTCTGTATGCTTGTTGAAGTCAGTTGTGTGTGTATCTGAAAATACTCTGAACCTTTTTTTATTAATGGTTTTTCAAGAAAAGGTGATGATGAGTAGTATTCAAGCAAAGGTTTATCATAGGTTTTTGATTTGCAAAATGTAGATAGTTCATTGTAATTTATTGATATTGCATCAAGAAATTTCTCAATGGTATTTCTAGGAATGATGTCAAATAATATAGTAAATGTATCTACATTCATTTTTCTCACGGGATGCTCTTCTGTTATGTGAGTTATTAATATGTAAGATAGCTTAAGAAAGTCTTCGATAGATACATTCGTGATAGTAAAAAAACTTTTCTTTATTTTATGGTTTTTTTCAAGTTCTGAAAATAGAAAGACTTGTCTGCTAATTGTGTTTAGAGCGTCAATTTTCTGGTAGATTCCTTGTTGGTATAGATTATTTCTAATGAAGAAATGCATGCCATTCTTCCTCTCAAGACCGATAGGAATAATGTTCAAGGTTTCATAAGTTTTTTGGAAGAGTTTTATTGCTTGATTTTTATCGAGGATTTTGAATTTTTTATTCTTGCCAGTTACTGACGCAGACCACTTTAGACATAAATTAACAATCCAAGGCATGTGTCGTAACATGTGGATATTATCTTCAAATTTTTGTAAGTTATATTGCATACAGAATTCGATAAATAAATCAGGGGAATAACCTTGGATTTCTGAACGAATAGCATCCATTCTTAACTTTGCAACCGCATCAGATTGAATATCTAATTTTTGAATCACAATAGGTCTCCACTACAAATTATAAAGAGGATTTTTAGTCACCGCGTCTTCAAGGTGATCGGGCGAAAAGTGGGCGTAAATCATGGTCATTTTTATATCGGCATGACCCAAAATATCACGCAGTACCAGTATGTTTCCGCCGTTCATCATAAAGTGACTGGCGAATGTATGGCGAAGCACGTGGGTACATTGGCCCTCCGGTAGGTCAATACCGGCCCGCTTTACTGCCCGCTCAAAGGCTTTTCTGCATGGCGTGAATAACTTTCCTCTGTTTTTGGGGAGTTCATCATACAGATCCTGAGATATCGGCACAGTACGGTTTTTCTTGCCTTTTGTTTTTGTATAAGTAATTCGGTATTTCGATATTTGATGGCCCTGCAGATTTTCGGCTTCACTCCACCGTGCGCCAGTAGCCAGACATATTTTTGCAATCATTAGTAAGCTAGGGCTTTGAGATTCAGCACATGCCGCCAACAGGCGCTTGATTTCGTCCGTGGAAAGAAAAGCCAGCTCACCTTCGGCAATTTTGAAGGTCGGAAGTCCTGCCAGCGGGTTTGGTGCTGACCAGTGTCCTAGTTTTTTTAATGTACCGAACACAGATGATAGATTGCGCTGTTCAAGGTTTACCGTGCGGGGCTTAACGGGCGACATCAGCGTGCCATCTTCATTTCGCACTTCACCTTTTAGCCGTGCTTCGCGGTATTTCGTAAAGTCACCGGCAGTCAGCTCTGAAGCGATGGGATCGCCCAGACCATTACAGATAATTCCAAGTTTCGCCATGAGTCGCTTGGGGTCTGCGAGTGTTTGACCATACAGGGAATACCACAGCTCAATTAATTCTGATAGGTGTCGCCGATCTTCCTTTTCTCCCAGCCAAGGTTTCTTGTTTACCTCGTCCATGGTGAAATTCTCAAACGCAATGGCTTCGCCTTTCGTCGCAAATTGTTTGCGTACGCGTTTGCCATCTCGCCCGTTTGGGTAGCATTCACATAACCACTTTCCGTTCGGCTGTTTTCTGATGGTCATATCAAAGGCTCTTAATGATTTTCAGTGCGCGGCCTATTACCTCAATGTCATCCAGTTCGCACTCAAACGATGAATCATCCTGATGCACTACTAATCTGTTTCCCGGGAGTCGTGTCAATTTTACAATGCTTTTTATCCCGTCGATGTCCACTAACCACGTACCATTTACTGGTGGTGTTTGGTTGCGATCTATTAAATAAGAATCACCAGAAGTAGTCACCAGCAGCAGGTTGCTTGAGTCTGAGGGGAGTATGCTGCTATCAATGATTGCTTTTCCAGCATCGATCAGCAAACCTCCGTTGAGAGTTGCCTTGTCAATTTCAGGAGATACAAGCTCCGAAAGAGGTTTAACTTTGCTAGAGTTCACGGAATTGATATTTTTTTTAGGGTCAATGTTTGAACCTGGATCGCCCTGTCCGGTAGTTAGCCACAGTAAAGAAACTCCTGTTTCCAAAGCGCACTGAATCACCCATTCTGCAGGAAAACTATCTCTTAAGTATCTGTTTGCCATAGTGCTTTTTGATGCGCCCAAGTGATCGCAAAGTTGCTGTCTGGACTTGAAATCATAGGCTGCCATTAGCCTATGGATAGCCTCTCTTCCCCCTGTATTCTCGCCAGCTTTTACTTGTATCATTTTTTAATCCTGTTGACGTATCAAATATTGGATCGTAGTATCTTGGTGTATCAAATATTGAATCAAATAAAACAAGATAAAACGACGTAAACCAAACCTTAATCGAGAGATACTGCACTATGAGCAACGACATTTCAATTCGTGTACCAAAAGTGATGGCGACACCAGCTGAGTTCGCGGAATGGGAAGGCCGCTCTCGCGGTTCGGTATATCAAATGATTCATAATGGTAAACTCGCTAAATTCTTGGAAAGAAAAGAAAAATCGAAAGACAGAGTATGTATACGTTACCTTGAGTACAAAAAGGAACAAGTCAGGAAAAACATGGGCCAATCCAATTTCAACTTTAATGTCATCGTTGGTGACTAAGTTCAATTATGAGAACTTTCTAAGGGGGCAGCATGTTTGATTACAAGATTTCCAAACATCCGCATTTTGATGAAGCCTGTAGAGCTTTTGCACTACGTCACAATATGGCAAAGCTGGCAGAACGTGCAGGAATGAATGTTCAGACACTGCGAAACAAACTCAATCCAGATCAACCGCATCAGCTCACCGCACCAGAAATCTGGTTGCTTACCGATCTGACTGAAGATTCAACGTTGGTAGACGGTTTTCTGGCACAGATTCATTGTCTGCCATGTGTTCCGATTAATGAGGTGGCAAAAGAGAAACTGCCGCATTACGTCATGAGTGCAACTGCAGAGATCGGGCGTGTTGCTGCAGGTGCGGTATCTGGCGATGTAAAAACCAGTGCAGGTCGTCGTGATGCTATCAGCAGCATTAACTCTGTAACACGACTGATGGCGCTGGCGGCTGTTTCATTGCAGGCCCGTTTACAGGCTAATCCTGCGATGGCAAGTGCAGTTGATACTGTAACTGGCCTCGGTGCGTCATTCGGTTTGCTGTGAGGTGCTTATGCTGACGAAAGAACCATCATTTGCATCGCTGCTGGTAAAACAAAGCCCGGCAATGCACTACGGTCACGGCTGGATCATGGGGGAGGATGGTAAACGCTGGCATCCGTGCCGTTCACAAGATGAATTGCTGGCAGAACTATCTACGAAAAAACGGGGGAACAAATGGCTATTGAAGGCGCTGCGGCGACTGTTCCATTAAGCCCCGGTGAACGCCTGAATGGACTTAACCATATTGCGGAGTTAAGGGCGAAAGTATTTGGCCTGAATATTGAGTCAGAGCTTGAGCGGTTTATTAAAGATATGCGTGATCCACGGGATATCAATAACGAACAAAATAAACGGGCACTGGCTGCTATATTCTTTATGGCAAAAATTCCAGCTGAACGTCATAGCATCAGCATTAATGAGCTGACCACTGACGAAAAGCGGGAGCTGATTAAAGCAATGAATCATTTTCGTGCAGTGGTGAGCTTATTTCCCAGACGGCTAACCATGCCGAATTAACCAACTAATGAAATTAATGGCGTAAACCCGCCGGGTATCCCTTTATCTAAATTCAGGAGAATTGATTATGCGTAATATTGAAACCCTCACGACTAAAACCGGACCGGATGATGCAGGGCTTAATATTTTACTGACAGAGGCTCGTCTGGAAGAACGCCGGGCAAGGGCTGAAGCAATGGCAGCTCGCCTTGATAGCCTGGCGTGTCATATCACATCCCGCCAGCTAAACCACGTCGAAGCAGCAGAACTACTGCGTGTAACTGCTGAAGCAATCCAGAACGAAGCGCAGGAGATCCACTAATGGCTGATGCAATGGATCTTGTACAGCAGCGCGTTGAAGAAGAACGCCAGCGCCATATTCGTGCTGCCCGTGCCAAAACGCCGGGCGTGTCCCGCGTGCTTTGCATTGAGTGTGAAGCGCCAATTCCGCCAGCACGCCGCCGCGCCATTCCAGGTGTGCAGCTTTGCATTACCTGTCAGGAAATCGCAGAGCTGAAAGGCAAACATTACAACGGAGGTGCTGTATGAGCACCATCCTGAAATGGGCGGGAAATAAAACCGCCATTATGTCCGAACTGAAAAAACACCTTCCTGCTGGCCCGCGACTGGTTGAACCTTTCGCGGGTTCCTGTGCTGTGATGATGGAGACGGATTACCCCAGCTATCTGGTTGCGGATATTAATCCTGATTTAATCAACCTCTATAAAAAGGTTGCCGCTGATTGTGAATCGTTTATATCTCGCGCCAGAGTTTTATTTGAGATCGCAAACAGGGAGGTGGCTTATTACAACATAAGGCAGGAGTTTAATTACTCCACTGAAATTACTGATTTCATGAAAGCGGTATATTTCCTGTATCTCAATCGTCACGGTTACCGTGGTTTATGTCGCTATAACAAGAGCGGGCATTTCAACATTCCCTACGGTAATTATAAAAATCCGTATTTCCCTGAAAAAGAAATTCGCGCATTTGCAGAAAAAGCCCAGCGGGCAACGTTTATCTGCGCCAGCTTTGATGAAACGCTGGCGATGTTGAAGGCGGGGGATGTGGTGTATTGCGATCCGCCGTATGACGGCACGTTTTCCGGTTATCACACTGACGGCTTCACTGAAGATGACCAGTATCACCTGGCATCCGTTCTTGAACATCGGTCATCAGAAGGACATCCGGTCATTGTTTCTAACAGTGACACATCCCTGATCCGTTCGCTGTATCGCAATTTTACTCACCACTACATCAAGGCAAAACGCAACATCGGTGTGGCAGCTGGAGAGGGTAAATCAGCAACAGAAATCATTGCTGTTTCCGGGCCGCGCTGCTGGGTGGGATTTGATTATTCGCGTGGCGTGGACAGTTCTGCCGTGTACGGAGTACGTGCATGAGTCATGCCGATATGAACAACTGCTGCGGCTTTAACGAGGCTGCCGCAGCATTCTCATGGAACAGCCCGAAAAAGGCCATTAACCCTTATCTGGACCCGGCGGAAGTTGCGCCGGTTTCTGCGCTTTCAAACCTGATCACTCTGTACGCTGCCGATAACGAGCAGGAACAACTGCGCCGCGAGGCACTGAGTGATCAGGTCTGGGAGCGTTATTTCTTTAATGAATCCCGTGATCCTGTCCAGCGCGAAATGGAGCAGGATAAGCTAATTAGCCGGGCAAAGCTGGCGCATGAGCAGCAGCGTTTTAATCCAGACATGGTCATTCTGGCGGATGTCAACGCCCAGCCTTCCCATATCAGCAAGCCGCTGATGCAACGTATTAAATACTTCAGCAACCTGGGCAGGCCAAAGGCTTATTCCCGCTATTTGCGTGAGACGATTAAGCCATGCCTGGAACGACTGGAGCATGTACGCGACAGCCAGCTATCTGCATCTTTTCGTTTTATGGCAAGCCATGAAGGGCTGGACGGTCTGCTGATCCTGCCTGAAATGAGTCAGGATCAGGTGAAACGCCTGTCCACCCTTGTCGCTGCGCATATGAGCATGTGTCTTGATGCCGCTTGTGGTGATTTGTACGCCTCCGATGATGTTAAGCCGGAAGAAATCCGCAAGACATGGGAAAAGGTGGCAGCAGAAACCCTGCGACTGGATGTCATACCGCCTGCGTTTGAGCAACTCCGCCGGAAAAGAAACCGCCGCAAACCTGTGCCCTATGAACTCATTCCGGGTTCGCTGGCGCGTATGCTGTGCGCCGACTGGTGGTATCGAAAATTATGGAAGATGCGTTGCGAATGGCGGGAAGAGCAGTTGCGTGCTGTCTGTCTGGTCAGCAAAAAAGCATCTCCCTATGTCAGCTATGAAGCCGTGATGCATAAACGTGAGCAGCGCCGTAAGTCGCTGGAGTTTTTCCGTTCTCATGAACTGGTGAACGAAGACGGCGACACGCTGGACATGGAGGATGTGGTAAACGCCAGCAGCAGCAACCCTGCGCATCGCCGCAATGAGATGATGGCCTGTGTTAAAGGCCTGGAGCTTATCGCGGAAATGCGCGGTGACTGCGCCGTTTTCTACACCATCACCTGTCCGTCACGTTTCCATTCCACGCTAAATAACGGCAGGCCCAACCCGACCTGGACAAATGCGACGGTAAGACAAAGCAGTGATTATCTGGTTGGCATGTTTGCTGCATTTCGTAAGGCGATGCACAAAGCCGGATTGCGCTGGTATGGCGTGCGGGTGGCTGAGCCGCATCATGACGGTACAGTTCACTGGCACCTGTTGTGTTTTATGCGCAAAAAAGATCGCCGCGCCATTACTGCTTTGTTGCGTAAGTTTGCCATTCGTGAAGACCGCGAGGAGCTGGGGAATAACACGGGACCACGCTTTAAGTCTGAGTTGATTAACCCGCGCAAAGGAACGCCGACAAGCTACATCGCGAAATATATCAGTAAGAACATTGACGGGCGTGGTCTGGCTGGCGAGATCAGCAAGGAAACGGGTAAATCCCTGCGTGATAACGCTGAATACGTGAATGCCTGGGCGTCTCTGCATCGTGTTCAGCAATTCCGCTTCTTTGGCATTCCGGGGCGTCAGGCTTACCGTGAACTGCGATTGCTGGCTGGTCAGGCGGCAAGGCAACAGGGTGACAAAAAAGCAGGTGCGCCGGTACTGGATAACCCGCGCCTTGATGCAATCCTGGCTGCTGCTGATGCTGGTTGTTTTGCCACCTACATCATGAAGCAGGGCGGCGTACTGGTTCCCCGTAAATATCACCTCATCAGAACTGCTTATGAAATCAACGAAGAGCCGACCGCCTATGGCGATCACGGCATTCGTATTTATGGCATCTGGTCACCTATTGCAGAGGGCAAGATCTGCACTCATGCCGTGAAGTGGAAAATGGTTCGTAAGGCCGTTGACGTTCAGGAGGCGGCAGCCGACCAGGGCGCTTGCGCCCCTTGGACTCGTGGCAATAACTGTCCCCTTGCTGAAAATTTGAACCAACAAGGGAAAGACAAATCAGCTGATGGGGATACCAGAACGGACATTACCCGCATGGATGACAAGGAGTTGCACGAATACCTGCACAGTATGAGCAAAAAAGAGCGCCGGGAACTGGCTGCAAGGTTACGCCTGGTGAAACCGAAACGGCGTAAAGACTACAAACAGCGAATTACAGACCATCAGCGACAGCAGCTCGTCTATGAACTGAAGTCCAGAGGATTTGATGGCAGCGAGAAAGAGGTCGATTTACTCCTTCGCGGCGGCAGTATTCCGTCAGGAGCAGGCCTGCGTATCTTCTATCGGAACCAGCGTTTGCAGGAAGATGATAAGTGGCGGAACCTGTATTAATTACGCGGGTTAACAATTCGTGCTCTTAATAATACCAGGCATTTCAGGCTGATGAACGTAAAAAAACGTTTTACATCAGTAAGATTATTATATACTGTAAATATAAACAGTGGTTATATATACAGTATTACTTTGGTGTCATAGGAGGAAAGATGCAGGACTATTTTTTGGAGTCTTTGAAGCTCCAGCGCATTGATTTTTTTCTTAAGCTTGTAGCGGCTAGTGAGTGTAGTGATGAAGAGAAGGGGCTGGCTCTGCAGTGGGTTTCTGAATTGACTGATGAACTCATGGCAAAAATCAGAACCCACGAATACAACCGCTCAATGGATGTCATCAGCTGAGGTGACCTTTATGCGCATTGAAATAATGATCGATAAAGAGCAGAAGATTAGCCAGTCTACCCTGGACGCCCTTGAATCCGAGCTTTACCGCAATCTGCGCCCCCTGTATCCCAAAATGGTAATTCGCATCCGCAAAGGTAGCTCTAACGGTGTGGAACTGACCGGACTGCAACTGGACGAAGAAAGAAAACAAGTGATGAAGATTATGCAGAAGGTGTGGGAAGACGACAGCTGGCTGCATTAAGAAAAGTTGCTGGCGTCTGAACTTGGTTCTGGCGTCAGCAAGGTTGAACAACGAGTACAGTGAGGCGTTAGGTGTGGCGTTTATTTGATGAGTGAACGCCCGTTCTGCGACAGGTTCGGAGATTAAGGTTGAAACTACGGGCAAAATACCATCTTTTTCCTACTTAATTGAGTCCAGTAACAAGTTACAGTTACTCTCATTGTAGAGAGAACGAGCAATTAGTGTTACCTGCTTTCCATTCATTCCCGGCTTATCCCATAACACAGCTTCTTGCGACGCCACAAATTCAGCATAATCAATTATGCGTTGTTCGTGATCTGGTTCCTCATAGCCAAAGTATGAGAGCGCATCGTTGTAAGCGTGGTAAGCTGCTTTCTGTAATATCTTGATATCGGCTGTAGGTACTTGCTCCGTGTAGCTAGGATCTAATTGTGTGCTACTGCCATAGAATGCACATGAAAGGTAAGATATTGATTTCTGTTGAGCTTTAGTTCCTTTCTCATAGTTTTTAGCTGTTACCGCCTGAACTGGGACGCTAACAAAGCTTGCAACCAGAATTAAAATTAATACGTAAAAGCTTTTCATTTTGACCTCAGCCGAAACGTTAGAGAGACTATCGAAATTTGTAAAACCCGTGGCGATTCAGTTTGAGATCCTCCCCCTTACATGATTTTTAATCAAATATATGCTTTTGTAAGCATACCTGTTAACCGAATTATTTATTTTTAGAGATCTTCCGACATACTGATTATGCCCGCTGAGGAGTTCACCTTGCGTAAGGTCCGATTCGCTTTACTCGTCTGTGCATGTCTATGCTGCATGAGATTGCATGATCGTTTGAGGATCGTTTTTGCTAAGGCCCGCCAGAACTGGCGGGCTTTTGCGTAGATCATGCACCTGCATGAAAACCACTACATAAAGCGGGCAGGCGTGGCGGGGATACGAGCGCGCGCTTATTACTTTGATAGTACTCGGGTTATAATATGGATGACTATCTATCTCGGAGAATGTACATGTCATTAGACTATATTAAAGAACAGTTGTCAGACTTTATTTCATCTGCAGAACCTGAGGTAATGGCTATTCAGGGTGAGTGGGGGATTGGGAAAACCTATACTTGGAATGCTTTCTTAAAGGAAAATAAAAATAAGATTGCATTTAATAGATATAGTTACGTCTCTCTTTTTGGTGTTAATTCATTGGACGCATTAAAATACTCCATCTTTGAAAATACAATTACGAAAGATTTCATTGGAAACAAACCTAATTTAAAAACAGCAACACAAAATGCAAAGGGGCTTCTTGAATCCTGCACTAGAAAGACCGCTCGTGTGTTAAAAGATACACCTTTTTTGAAAAATTTCACTACGACACTTGAGTCAATGTCATTTATGTCAATTACTAATGTTATTGTAGTCATAGATGACTTAGAAAGACGTGGTAAAAATTTAGAAGTGAAAGATGTCTTAGGGTTGGTTTCTTTATTGAAAGAACAAAAAAATTGTAAGGTGGTTCTTTTACTTAATAACGGGACAAGTGGTATGGATGACTACTCCACTTATAAAGAAAAGGTTATTGATAGAGAGATTACCTATAATCCTACTCCAGAAGAATGTGCAGTTATAGCATATAAAAATAATTCTGATGTTCATAAATTATTAAGCAAATACTCCATTTCCCTGGGTATTAAGAATATTAGGATACTGAAAAAAATAGAGCGGTTTTTGCTAGCCTTGTTACCTGGCATTAACGTTAATTTTGAAAAAATTGCAAATGAAGTCGCACACTCCTTAACTTTGTATTGTTGGAGTCATTACGCATTTACTCCAGATGGAGATGTACCATCATTGGAGTATATTAGAAATATGAGAAATATCTATATGCGTGATGAAAAAGAGGATGGAAAAGAAAAAAAATGGCTTAATACTTTGCTTATATATGATTATAAAAAAACAAACGAACTTGATGAAGTCCTTATAGACATGGTAAAGCATGGATATATTGATATGAACAATTTCCAAAGGCAAGTAAGTCTAAGGAATGATGAACTTATCCGTGATAGTAAGCGAGGTTCACTGTTTGAAGCATGGAAGCTTTTCTATAATTCATTTGAAGATAACCGAAATCAGGTTATTGATAATCTATATCAAGCGGTGGTTGGTGGGATAGAGTATGTAACTCCAAGTGACTTGGATAGTGTTGTCGGACTGTATAGAGATTTAGGTGAAAATATTCAAGCAAGTGAATTAATAAGTAAATTTATTAATTACGGCAATGATGCTCTTAAGGAATATGTTCAATCTATTTACATGAATGTTCATCCTATAAAAGATGCTGAGTTAAAGTCAAAAATCCAAGATTATTCTACTACTTTAAATCTGGATGGTTCTATAAAGGATGTTCTAATAAAATTATCAAGTCAGAATGGTTGGTCTGATAGGCACGAGGAAATATTGGATGCTGCCTCAGAGGATGACTACTATGATTTATTTAAAAAAGTCATTCTTGATGGTGGTGATTCAATAATAGCTACTGCTCTTAAGTTTGGTGGGTATAGCAATGGTTCAGAAAGAATGAAACGCATCGGAGAAAAAGCGAGAAATGCTTTGATAAGAATTGGAAATGAGTCGAGCATTAATAAAATACGTGTTAGACGGTATTTGTAATTTGGGAGGGGGATTTTCATCCCCCACACATTTTATCTAATTCAATGAATAATCTTTGAAGGCTATTATTTTTTTCTTTAGCCAAATATTAATTTCTACAAGTCTTTTTTGTAAAGGAGTTAACTCATTTCGCACAAAAACGCAACTGGCTTTTTCTATATCCCCAACCCCCCCAACATTGTTTGGCATTATCCCCATCATCTGCGGCGGCACACGATGCGCCGCCATCATGTCATCCCGACTTACGTTCTTGATGTTAAGAAATTCATCCTTCGCCGCGACTTCTGACAATGGGATGATCTGAAGCCCGTCTTTTTTGCCGTTAGGCGAGTACATAAACAGGTTGCGGAAGTTGCCTGGACCTTTGGCACTTTTCATCGCGTTGCGGAGGTTGTTCACATCCTCCTGATTCTGCGCGGCGTCGGTCATGTACATGATGAAGCCTGCATGGCTGCCGTTGATGTAATACTTACGGCGGAACAGCGTGGCGGACTCGTTGAGCAGGGCGGATGGAATGGCAGAAAGATAGCCGGGCAGGCCGTAGATCTCCTGGTTGATGTCCGGTTCCATCAGATGAAAAATGCTGCCTTTCGTGAACTGATACGGCTGGGTTGTCATACCGTATTGCACAAACCAGTAGGTATCCAGGTCTAACCCACGTCGGGTGTATTTTGCCAGAGCAGGCTCAAGGGCGATAACTTCACCGAACCGGTTCGTGCGTTTCTCCAGGTAAGCGTTACCAAATACCAGATAGTCCTGCACAAAACGTGAAAAAGCCTGCTGGCTGAGAAGCGGGTGAGGGATGTAGGTACTGGTCAGAATGTTGCATTTCACCGCAATTGGTGAACTGTGATGCACGGCAGCGCGGAAGGTTCGCGCCAGTCCGTCAAAACTCACTGGCGGCTCATACCAGCGATCTGTCTGTACGCATTCTACATAGTCCAGCAGTTCGCGGCGGTCCAGAACAGGAACGGGATCGCCAAAGCTGAATGCTTCGGCTGAAGTCTGGCTTTTGTGCTGAATCTGGTTCGTCGACACAGCGCGGTTCTTCTTACTCTTTCCCATCAAAAAATCTCCACAATATTGCTGGTATTGGCGGACTCGCCCTGCAGCGGTTCGTTAAACAGTGCGTGCATTGTTGCCCACGCCAGATCGGCATGGCTGGCTTCTTCGCTGCGGCTGGCTTCATAGGTCGGGCGGTTGCCGCTGGCGGTGGTGGCGCGACGGATTGCCATAAATGACTGCGCTATGTCGGTGTGTCCGGCGTCAAACTCCAGACGGCGGTGGCTGATAATGTCGTAGGCCTTGAGTACCAGGGCGTTTTTAACGTTGGGGTTGTAGACAAACTCCCGGACGGCAGGAAAGAACGCTTTTACGTTCTCATAAACCCCGTGACCGACACCTGTCGAGTCGATACCGATATAGGTCACGTTGTACTGTTCAGTCAGTTTTTTGATGGCGTCCGCCTGGGCACGGAAGTCCATCCCGCGCCACTGGTGACGCTCAAGAATGCGGAACTTACCGCCCGGCACGGCTGGCGGAGCCACCACCACGCACCCGGCGCTGTCGCCGTTTTGCGTACCTTTTGCCGGGTCATAACCGATCCACACTTCGCGCCAGCCAAACGGGCGCAGGGCCAGTGCATGAAAGTCGGTCCAGACTTCCCAGCTGTCCACCATGCAGGCCTGCAGCTCGCTGAGCGGGAACACGGACGCGAGATCGTCCACGAATTCACACATCAGCAGGTTCTGGTATTCGTCCGGGCTGTATTCCATGCGCAACTGGTCAAGGTCGAACAGGTTACAGCCGCCGCGAACCGCATCTTCCACGGTGACTATCTGGCGGTATTGCCCGTCTGCACACAGCAGGCCTGGAGCCAGATTGCTGTGGGACAGGTCTATGTCCACCTTGTCGGCTTTATTGCGCCCACGGTTGAATAGCGCACCGGACCAGAACGGATAAGCACTGTGTGTCAGGCTGGATGGCGTGGAAAAATAGGTTTGTCGCCATTTTTTGTGAATAGCCATACCGGAAGCCACTTTGCGCAGCTCCTGGAATTTCGGTATCCAGAAATATTCATCCAGATACAGGTTGCCGTGGTAACTCTGGGCCGTGCGGGCATTGGTGCCGAGGAAATACAGTGTGGCCCCGTTGGGAAGCACCATCGGATCGCCTTTCAGCTCCACTTCCACTTCTTTGGCGAAGTCGATGATGTACTGCTTAAAGACGTGGGCCTGTGCCTTGCTGGCGGAAAGGAAAATCTGGTTACGTCCGGTCAGCAGGGCGTCAATCAGGGCTTCACGGGCAAAGTAAAAGGTCGCGCCGATCTGGCGTGACTTCAGCAGGTTGCGGATGCGGTTGGTTTTTCCGGCTTCCCACCAGTGGCGCTGGTAGTTGAACATGGAGGAATGGAAGATTTCTTCCAGCTTCTCAATCTGTTCATCGGTGAAGACATTTTTTTCCGGCTGACGGCGCGGGCCTTTGTTGCGGTTGGCGACGTTAGGGTTTAAGTCGGCTTCGTTGCCGCCATTGTTAAACTTGCCGATCCGCGCGTGGCGCTCAGACTGGCGCGCCAGCAGGTCAATCTCTTTGAAATCTTTCCCTTCTTTGTGCTCCTTCATAATGAGCTGGCAGTAGCGTGCGGCGGTGGTGAGCTGCATCTGATCCAGTGGCCCATAGTCACCCCACTTGTCGCGTTTTTTCCAGCTGTGAACGGTTGCAACTTTCTCGCCCAGCATTTCAGCAATGCGGGCTACGCGGTATCCCTGAAAGTACAGCAGCATGGCCTGCCGACGGGGATCGAGATCTGCGGGTGTCAGTGTGGTGTTCATGGCACAAACCTACAGTCTTGAATGAAGGCTTTCCCCGCCTGCGGTTTGTGTGGTTGTCGGTACAAATACCGTGCATTGTTTCACTGCCCTCATCACCGCAACCATAAGGCTCCAGTAAGTTTTTTCTAACGGAGCACGGCTCATGACAGTGAAAGCAAAGCGTTTTCGCATCGGGGTGGAAGGTGCCACTACCGACGGACGTGAAATCCAGCGCGAATGGCTGGAACAGATGGCAGCCAGCTACAACCCGGCGGTGTATACCGCGCTGATTAACCTTGAGCACATCAAGTCTTATCTGCCGGACAGCACCTTTAACCGCTACGGCAAGGTGACGGCGCTGTTTGCTGAAGAAATCACGGAAGGTCCGCTGGCGGGCAAGATGGCGCTGTATGCCGACGTTGAGCCAACGGAGTCCCTGGTGGAACTGGTGAAAAAAGGCCAGAAATTATTCACCTCTATGGAAGTCAGCCCGAAGTTTGCTGATACGGGCAAAGCCTACCTGGTCGGCCTGGCTGCCACTGATGACCCTGCCAGTCTGGGCACTGAAATGCTGACATTCAGCGCCAGTGCAGCCCATAACCCGCTGGCAAACCGCAAGCAGAATCCCGCCAATCTCTTTACCGCTGCAGAGGAAACGGTGATCGAACTGGAAGAAATCCAGGAGGACAAACCGTCCCTGTTTGCCCGTGTCACGGCGCTGTTCACCAAAAAAGAGCAGTCCGATGACGCCCGGTTCTCTGATGTGCATAAGGCCGTGGAACTGGTCGCCACTGAGCAGCAGAACCTGAGTGCGCGCACCGAAAAATCCCTGTCTGAGCAGGAAGAACGCCTGTCTGAGCTGGAGACTGCCCTGCAGGCACAGCTGACCGCCTTTAACGAACTGGTGGACAAGCTGAGCCATGAAGACAGCCGCCAGGACTACCGCCAGCGTGCAACAGGCGGTAACGCCCCCGCTGACACTCTGACCAATTGCTGATGGAGCACAAAACCTGATGAAGAAGAATACCCGCTTTGCTTTTAACGCTTACCTGCAGCAGCTGGCGCGTCTGAACGGTGTGGCAGTTGAAGAACTGTCCAGCAAGTTCACCGTGGAGCCGTCCGTGCAGCAGACGCTGGAAGACCAGATCCAGCAATCCGCCGCATTCCTGACGCTGATTAACGTCACGCCAGTGACTGAGCAGTCTGGTCAGTTGCTGGGGCTGGGTGTTGGCAGCACCATTGCCGGAACCACTGATACCACCGCAAAAGAGCGTGAGCCTGTCGATCCGACGCTGATGGTCGATGTGGAATACAAATGCGAGCAGACCAACTTTGACACGGTACTGACCTACGCGAAGCTGGACCTGTGGGCGAAGTTTCAGGATTTCCAGGTGCGCATCCGTGATGCCATCGTGAAACGTCAGGCACTGGACCGCATCATGATCGGTTTTAACGGCGTGAAGCGTGCGAAAACCTCCAACCGTAGCGAAAACCCGCTACTGCAGGATGTGAATAAAGGCTGGCTGCAGAAAATCCGTGAGGATGCACCGGATCACGTCATGGGCAGCACCACCACGGGCGGTGAAACCACACCGGGTGCGGTGAAAGTCGGGAAAGGGGGCGAATATGCCAACCTGGACGCTGTGGTGATAGATGCCGTCAATGAGCTTATCGACGTTGTCTACCAGGACGATGACGATCTGGTGGTGATTTGCGGGCGTGAACTGCTGTCTGACAAGTATTTCCCGCTGGTCAACAAAGAGCAGGAAAACAGTGAAAAACTGGCTGCCGATATGATCATCAGTCAGAAACGCATGGGTGGCCTGCAGGCGGTGCGTGCGCCGTTCTTCCCGCCGAATGCGCTGCTGATCACCCGTCTGGATAACCTGTCCATCTACTGGCAGGAAGATACCCGCCGCCGTTCAGTTATCGACAACCCGAAACGTGACCGGATTGAAAACTTTGAATCCGTTAACGAAGCCTATGTGGTTGAGGACTATCGCTGCGCTGCACTGGTGGAAAACATCCAGATTGGTGACTTCAGCGCCGCCGCAGCAGAAACCGGAGCGTAATTCATGAGCCTGAGTCCCGCACGGCAGCATCGCCTGCGCGTTCAGGCTGAACAGGCCGCTCGCGAGGGTGGCAGTGTTCGCCACGCGTCGGGCTATGACCTGATGCTGCTGCAACTGGCGGAAGACCGCCGCCGTCTCAAGGGCGTTCAGTCCACGGTCAAAAAAGCGGAAATCAAGGTGGAGCTGCTGCCGAAGTACGCCGCCTGGGCGGAGGGCGTCCTGGCTGCCGGAGGCGCTCAACAGGATGACGTGCTGATGTACGTGATGCTGTGGCGCATTGATGCCGGAGATTATGCCGGGGCGCTGGAGATCGGGCGTCATGCCCTGCGTCATGGCTGGGTGATGCCGCTGGGTAACCGCAACGTGCAGACCGTGCTGGCAGAGGAAATGGCAGATGCAGCGCAGAGCGCAATGCTTGCCGCCACCGACTTTGATGCCGATCTGTTGCTGCAGACGCTGGAGCTGACAGACGGTCTGGATATGCCGGACCAGTCACGGGCGCGTCTGCATAAAGCGATTGGCGCTGTCCTGAGTGAAAGCAATCCGGCTTCCGCCCTTAATCATCTCAACCATGCGTTACAGCTCGATCCCCGCTGTGGCGTGAAAAAAGACAAACAGCAGCTGGAGCGCAGACTGCGCAATGACAGCCGCTGACAGAACGTGCCCCCGCGCACGGGCGGCACGGGGTGGCGAAAGGCACTGCCACATCAAAATCCCGTCCACCGCCCTTTATTTCAGGAGAAAGCAGCATGAAGTTTGTTGCGCCAGAACAGGCACCGGAACAGGCGGAAATCATCAGAAATACGCCGTTCTGGCCTGATGTGGACCTGTCGGAGTTTCGCTGTGTCATGCGCACTGACGGCACGGTGACGCAGCCGCGTTTAAAGCAAGTTGCGCTGTCGGCAATTTCGGAGGTCAACGCAGAGCTGTATGAGTTTCGCAGACGCCAGCAGATGCTGGGATATGCCTCGCTGGCAGAGGTTCCGGCGGAGCAGCTGGACGGCAAAAGTGAGCGCATTCAGCACTATTTCAACGCGGTTTACTGCTGGGCACGCGCCATGCTCAACGAACGATACCAGGACTATGACGCCACGGCATCCGGTGTGAAGCGGGGCGAAGAACTGGCAGAAGCCAGCGGTGATTTGTGGCGTGACGCCCGCTGGGCCATCAGCCGGGTGCAGGATGCGCCGCACTGCACAGTGGAGCTTATCTGATGAAAGTGCGTGCGCATCAGTATGACACGGTGGACGCGCTTTGCTGGCGTCATTACGGGCGCACGCAGGGTGTCACGGAGCAGGTGCTGAAGGCAAATCCGGGGCTTGCCGAATACGGCCCCTTTTTACCTCACGGGCTGCAGGTGGAGCTGCCGGACATTCCGACCACCACCACCGTGCAGACCGTCCAGCTATGGGACTGAATTATGACGCTTGAGCGAATCAGCGCCTTTATCACGTATTGCATCGCCGTCGTGCTGGCCTGGCTGGGCGATTTGTCCATCAAGGATGCCTCAACGCTGGGCGGCCTGATGATTGGTGTGCTGATGCTGGCTATCAACTGGTACTACAAACACAAAGCCTACCAGCTTCTGCGCGACGGGCAGATCTCGCGGGAGGACTATCAATCCATCAATCGTTAAACGCTGCCTTGTCGGGGCCGTGCTGGCTATTGCTGCCACGCTGCCGGGTTTTCAGCAGCTTCACACCTCCGTGGAAGGGCTGAAACTGATTGCCGATTACGAAGGTTGTCGTCTGCAGCCGTATCAGTGCAGCGCGGGTGTCTGGACCGACGGCATTGGTAATACGTCGGGCGTCATTCCCGGCAAAACCATTACGGAGCGACAGGCAGCAGAAGGGCTGATCTCCAACGTGCTGCGTGTGGAGCGGGCGCTGGAAAGGTGTGTGAAGCAACAGCCGCCGCAGAAGGTGTATGACGCTGCGGTGTCGTTTGCCTTCAACGTGGGTACGGGCAATGCCTGCAGTTCCACGCTGGTGAAATTGCTCAATCAGCGGCGCTGGGCGGATGCGTGCCGACAGTTGCCGCGCTGGGTGTATGTAAAAGGTGTGTTTAATCAGGGGCTGGATAACCGCCGTGCGCGGGAGATGGCCTGGTGTTTACAGGGAGCAAACTGAAATGAAAAAGAAATTAATCAGCGGGCTGTTTCTGATGTTATGGATGGCGCTGTTAATCGCAGCAATGGTGTATCCGCAGGGGATTTTTCCGGTACTGGCAGCGTCCGGCGTTTGGGTAGCCTGTTTGCTGACATGGGCGATAATTCCGGTAGCTCTGGCTGCGTTAATTAAGAATGGCCCGCTCTGGCAGGAGTTGAGGGCATCTTTGCTGAAGACAATTACCCGAAAAGAAAACGTATTTATCAGCTGGGTGATGCGATTGCTGATTGTCGTAAGTCTCGCCTGGACGGGGTGGGCTATTACCATGGTCTTTTATCTACTGACCGTTATTGCCTTCTGGATGACCCGTAATCAGATGGCGCAACAGGTAGCAGCATGAACCGGTTGCTGCTGGTTGTGCTGGCGTTATTACTGGCGGCGCTGGGATGGCAGACGTGGCGGCTGGCTGATGCCAGCCAGACCATCAGCACGCAGGCAGACGAACTGCAGAGCAAAAGCCAGGCGCTGGCAAAGAGCAACAGCCAGCTTATCAGCCTGTCCATTCTGACTGAAACCAACAACCGGGAGCAGGCGCGGCTCTACGCCGAAGCAGAACAGACCAGCGCGCTGCTGAGGCAACGACAACACCGGATTGAGGAACTGAAACGTGAGAACGAGGATTTACGCCGCTGGGCTGATACTCCTTTGCCTGCTGACATTATCCGGCTGCGGGAACGTCCGGCACTCACCGGAGGTGCCGCTTACCGTCAGTGGTTGTCCGCGAGTGACGCCGTGTCGGCTGGATCAGACAGCGCCGCGCACTAACGGTGATCTGAACGCATTGCTGGATGAAACGGAGGCCGCCTGGGCGGTCTGTGCAGACAAAGTGGACATGATTATTGCGTGTCAGGAGCGAAACAGTGAACAAACCACAATCCCTGCGCCACGCCCTCAATAAAGCGGTGCCTTATGTCCGCAATAACCCGGACAAACTGCATCTGTTTGTGGATAACGGTTCGCTGGTTGCCACGGGGGCCAGCTCCATGTCATGGGAGTACCGCTACACCCTGAACGTGGTGATTGAGGATTTCAGCGGCGACCAGAATCTGCTGATGGCCCCGGTTTTGCTGTGGCTGCGGGATAACCAGCCCGATGCCATCAATAACCCGGCGTTACGGGAAAAGCTATTCACCTTTGAGGTGGATATTCTGCGCAACGATGTCTGTGATATCAGCCTTAACCTGCAACTGACGGAGCGTGTGCTGGTCAGCACTGACGGCAGTGTGTCGAACGTTGAAGCGGTAGCGGAACCCGATGAACCTGAAGAAATGTGGACGGTGAAACGTGGCTGAACTGCAGAAGGTGGACGACTGGCTGAGTGCCTTACTGGCGAATCTGGAACCAGCCGCAAGAAGCCGCATGATGCGTCAGCTGGCGCAGGAACTGCGCAGGACACAACAGAAGAACATCAGGATGCAGCGCAATCCAGATGGCAGTAGTTATGAACCGCGACGGGTAACAGCACGCAGTAAAAAGGGGCGTATCAAACGTCAGATGTTTGCAAAGCTACACACCACAAAATATCTGAAAACTGCCGCCAGCGCCGATTCTGCCAGCGTGCAGTTTGAAGGTAAGGTGCAGCGTATTGCCCGTGTTCACCATTACGGCCTGCGTGATCGCGTCAGTCGCAAAGGACCGGAGGTCCGTTACGCAGAGCGCCGCCTGCTGGGTGTAAATGATGATGTTGAGGCAATGACCCGCGACATGATTCTGCAATGGCTGGCGGGGTGATCTTTGTATCAGCACTGATACAAGTTGCAGCGCTGCCGCCTTTCTTCCCCTGATGGCAACCTTTCCCTATGAACGCACAATTAACCGAAATCATGCGCCTTATCACCAACCTGATCCGCACAGGGGTAGTCACCGAAGTGGACAGGGAAAACTGGCTTTGCCGGGTGAAAACGGGCGAGCTTGAAACCAACTGGATCAGCTGGCTGACGCTGCGTGCCGGGAATGCCCGCACATGGTGGCGACCATCGGAAGGTGAGCAGGTGGTGCTGCTGAGTCTGGGAGGAAATCTGGAAACCGCCTTTGCGCTGCCCGCTGTCTATTCGAATCAGTTCGCGCCACCGTCGACGTCGGCGGAAGCCTGCGTGACAGAACATCCTGACGGAGGCTGGTTTGAATACGAACCCGCCACCGGGCGCTGGTATGTCAGGGGCATCAAATCCATGGTCATTGAGGCTGCCGACAACATCACCCTGAAAACCAGTGAGTTTGTGCTGGAGGCTGACCACACGCGTATTAACAGCGAAGTAGTGATCAATGGTGGCGTTACCCAGGGCGGCGGTGCAATGAGTTCTAACGGAATTGTGGTTGATGCACATCAGCATACTGGCGTCCTGAAAGGCGGCGACACAACCGGAGGCCCGGTATGACGCTTTATAGCGGGATGAACAATACCAGCGGCAAAGCTATTACTGATATTGACCATCTGCGCCAGTCGGTGCGGGACATTCTGCTGACACCGCAGGGTAGCCGCATTGCCCGCCGGGAATATGGTTCCCTCCTGTCGGTTTTAATAGATCAGCCACAAAATCCGGCATTACGCCTGCAGGTCATGTCGGCAGTGTATGTGGCGCTGAGTCGCTGGGAGCCACGGCTGACGCTGGATTCCATCACCATCAACAGCAACTTTGACGGTTCTATGGTGGTGGAGCTGACCGGGCGGCGGAATAACGGTGTGCCTGTGTCCCTTTCCGTATCAACAGGAGCAGAGAATGGCAGTGATTGACCTTTCGCAGTTGCCTGCACCGCAGATTGTGGATGTGCCGGACTTTGAGACGCTGCTTGCCGAACGCAAGGCAGAATTTGTGGCGCTTCATCCGAAAGATGAGCAGGAAGCCGTGATCCGCACGCTGGAACTGGAATCTGAACCCGTCACCAAATTGTTGCAGGAGAACGCTTACCGTGAGTTGCTTCTGCGCCAGCGCATTAACGAAGCCGCGCAGGCGGTGATGGTGGCTTACGCGATGGGCGGCGATCTTGACCAGCTCGCTGCCAACTACAACGTGACACGCTTGACGGTGACGCCTGCTGATAATGATGCTGTGCCGCCCGTTGCAGCTGTGATGGAAAGCGATGAAGCGTTACGCCTGCGTGTGCCTGCAGCCTTTGAAGGGCTTTCTGTTGCGGGGCCAACTGCAGCTTATGAATTTCATGCCCGAAGCGCCGACGGTCGGGTGGCGGATGCCAGTGCAACCAGCCCGGCACCTGCAGAGGTGGTGCTGACTGTCCTTAGCCGCGAAGGCGATGGAACTGCAGAAAAAGACCTGCTGGACGTGGTGGAAAAAGCTCTGAACAGTGAGAACGTCCGCCCGGTGGCTGACCGTCTGACGGTTCGCAGCGCAGAAATCATCCCGTATCGCGTGGAAGCCACCATTTTTCTCTATCCGGGACCGGAAGCAGAGCCGGTAATGGCAGCGGCAAAAGCCAGCCTGCAGAAGTACATCGCCAGTCAGACGCGTCTTGGTCGGGATATTCGCCGTAGCGCCATCTTTGCCGCCCTGCATGTTGAGGGTGTGCAGCGTGTGGAGCTGGCTTCTCCTCTGGCGGATGTGGTCCTGAACAAAACACAGGCGGCATCATGTACGCAGTGGAGCGTAACCAACGGAGGAACGGATGAATAGTCTGCTGCCACCGGGTTCAACTTCACTGGAGCGCCGACTGGCGCAAACCTGTAGCGGGATTTCTGATCTGCAGGTGCCGCTGCGTGACTTGTGGAATCCGGCTACCTGTCCGGTCAGCTTCCTACCTTATCTCGCCTGGGCGTTCTCTGTGGATCGCTGGGACGAGGGCTGGACAGAAAGCGTCAAACGCCAGGTAGTGAAGGATGCTTTTTATATTCATCAGCATAAAGGAACCACCAGTGCCGTGCGGCGGGTGGTGGAACCGTTCGGATTCCTGATCCGCATTATTGAGTGGTGGCAGACCGGAGAAACACCGGGCACGTTTCGCCTGGATATCGGCGTGCAGGACCAGGGCATCACTGAAGATACCTATCTGGAACTTGAGCGGCTGATAAGCGATGCCAAACCATGTAGCCGTCACATGATCGGCATGTCCATCAATCTGCAGACCAGCGGTCCGCATTGGGTGGGGGCCGCCAGCTATCTTGGCGAAGAAATCACGATCTATCCGTATATCAACGAAACAATTATTTCTGGCGGCACCGCGCATGAAGGCGGGGCGGTCCATGTTATTGACACAATGAGAGTGAATCCATGAGCACAAAATTTTATACCCTGCTGACGGATATTGGCGCGGCGAAACTTGCCAGCGCCGCCGCGCTCGGTGTGCCGCTAAAAATTACCCATATGGCGGTCGGCGATGGCGGCGGAGTATTGCCAACGCCAGACTCAAAGCAGACTGCACTGGTAAATGAGAAACGCCGGGCTGCGCTGAATATGCTCTATATCGACCCGCAGAACAGCAGCCAGATTATTGCCGAACAGGTGATCCCTGAAAACGAGGGCGGTTGGTGGATACGTGAAGTGGGCTTGTTTGATGAGTCCGGGGCATTGATTGCCGTGGGCAACTGCCCGGAAAGCTATAAGCCGCAACTGGCTGAAGGTAGCGGGCGCACTCAGACCGTGCGCATGGTGCTGATTACCAGCAGCACGGACAATATCACCCTGAAAATCGACCCTGCCGTAGTGCTGGCAACCCGCAAGTATGTGGATGACAAGGCACTGGAGCTGAAGGTGTACGCGGATGATCAGATGGCAAAACATCTTGCCGCACCGGACCCGCATTCACAGTATGCACCCAAAGAAAGTCCGACGTTTACCGGGGCACCCAAAGCGCCAACGCCAGCCGCAGGGAATAACACCACGCAGATTGCGACCACCGCGTTTGTTCAGGCGGCTCTGACGGCTCTTATTAATGGTGCGCCAGCCACGCTGGACACGCTGAAAGAAATAGCCGCAGCCATTAACAATGATCCGAAATTCAGTACCACCATTAACAATGCGTTGGCACTGAAAGCGCCGCTGTCGAGTCCGGCACTCACCGGAACGCCAACCGCACCTACTGCGGCACAGTCGGTCAACAATACACAGATTGCCACCACGGCATTTGTGAAATCGGCGATTGCGGCAATGGTGGGTTCTGCACCTGCGGCACTGGATACACTGAATGAACTGGCTGCGGCGCTGGGGAATGACCCGAACTTTGCCACGACAATGCTTAATGCGCTGGCAGGTAAACAACCGCTGGACAATACGCTGACTAATTTGAGTGGAAAGGATGTAGCTGGTCTTCTCGCATACCTTGGTTTGGGAGAAGGTTCGGCATTACCCGTTGGTGTGCCTGTTCCGTGGCCCTCAGCCACTCCGCCAACAGGCTGGCTGAAATGCAATGGTGCGGCTTTTTCTGCTGAAGAATACCCGGAACTGGCAAAGGCTTACCAGACCAATAAATTGCCTGATTTACGCGGTGAATTTATTCGTGGCTGGGATGACGGTCGCGGGATTGATACTGGTCGCGCTTTGCTTAATTGGCAGCCACACACAATTTTGGACCATGCACACTATATGGAATTATGGACAGGGGACGGACTCGCCGCAGGAAGTGCACGGGAAGGAGTAAACCCAGGAATACTGGCTACATACGGTGACGGGGAATAGTTAAAACGGACGAACCCGGTCTTAAGGTGCCTTCCTCACTACGAGCTCTTAGCTCTCGTAGTGTTAAACGTTATGGTGAAATTAGTGGAAATGTAGGTACAGAAACTCGTCCTCGTAACATCGCTTTTAATTATATTGTGAGGGCCGCATGATGAATAAAGCTGTATTAAATAGCGAACTCATTGCCATAAAAGCGGGAGACATTATCATTTATAATTATGATGGTGAAACGCGGGAATATATTTCTACATCAACTGAATATCTCGCTGTCGGCGTCGGTATCCCGGCATGTTCCTGTTTGGATGCACCAGGTATACATAAAGCTGGTTATGCAATCTGTCGCTCTGTAGATTTAAATTCATGGGAATATGTGCCAGACCATCGCGGTGAAGTTGTCTATAGTACCGAAACGGGAGATACCAGAGAAATCACAGTTCCGGGTGATTACCCTGAAAATACAACCACTATCGCCCCATTAACGCCATACGATAAATGGGATGGTGAGAAATGGGTGACCGATACTGAGGCACAGCATAGCGCCGCAGTAGAAGCGGCAGAAGCACAGCGCCAGTCACTGATTGATGCAGCAATGGCTTCCATTAGTCTGATTCAGCTGAAATTACAGGCCGGGCGGAAACTGACGCAGGCAGAAACAACCCGGCTTAACGCTGTGCTGGATTACATTGACGCGGTGACGGCAACAGATCCCAGCACCGCGCCGGATGTCATCTGGCCTGAACTGCCGGAGGCGTAGGCCATTCAATATCGGGTGCTGTTGAAGTATCAACACGCATCAGCAGCACTCGGTATTTCTTCCATTCGGTGAGAGTTGAAGTTTCTTCATCAGTTGCGATATCAGCATCAACAGCATCCTGACGCCAGGATATTTCACTGTCAGCTTTTTCCCGTAATTGGGATTTTTTAACTTCAGCAATAGCTATTAATTCCTTTTGGGTCGGCTGAGGAATATCTATCAGTGCTGGTTTTCCATTCAGTGTTCCAATCTGTTTTCCTGGTGGAATATCCATAAATAACTTTTTATGTTCTTCCTCACTGACTATTACACCATCATCAGGCCACAGACCTGATGCCTCAAATTTTTCTTTCTCCGATATGGGGAAAAAGCCATTTGCTTTAGCGCTCCATACGTACATATCAATACCCCACCGCTATAATGTCCACATTAAATCCCCGGGACCTGCCTGCCAGATGCTGGCCCCTGTTAATGATTTTGTTTGATGAACAACCGCCACATTTGCTGGCGATTGTGTTTCAGTTGTTACAGTACCGATATCATTCCAGTTAATTGAGATGGAATAGTTCGTTGTTGTAAACGACCGGGGAAAGTTATGTGTCTTACATTGGTGCCAACAGGAAATCCAAGATAAACACGCTGAATTATCATTCCTCCAGGTAACATAACCCAGTTAGCACCTTCTCCAAAACCAACGTTTATAAAAATGCAGAGATAACGGCTAACTGGCATCATCCCCGGTTTTTATTCAGGGGATTGATCATGCTTATTGGCTATGTACGCGTGTCAACAAATGACCAGAACACCGATTTGCAACGTAATGCACTGAACTGCGCGGGATGTGAGCGGATTTTTGAGGACAAAATCAGTGGCACTAAGTCCGACAGACCGGGACTGAAAAAACTGCTCAGGACATTATCGGCAGGTGACACTCTGGTTGTCTGGAAGCTGGACAGGTTGGGGCGCAGTATGCGGCATCTCGTTACGCTGATAGAAGAGCTGCGCCAGCGTGGCGTGAATTTCCGAAGCCTGACTGACAGTATTGATACCAGTACCCCAATGGGCCGTTTCTTTTTTCATGTCATGGGTGCCTTGGCTGAAATGGAACGCGAACTGATAGTTGAACGTACCAGGGCGGGGATTGCTGCAGCTCGCGACAAAGGCAGAGTAGGTGGACGCCGTCCTAAGTTGACCACCGAACAGTGGGCACAGATTGGACGTTTACTAGAGGCCGGAGAATCAAGACAGCGTATTGCACTGATTTTTGATGTGGGCGTTTCTACCATTTATAGAAAATTTCCGGCAAATAAGAGCAGTGAATCCCCCTGAATCAGCATAATTTTGATTATCCCTGCAAGTAGACAAATACCGTCATTTTGTGTGAATAACGGTACAACTATACTTAGCTGTTTGTCGGGCACAATCACTTCAACATAGGGCGAAGCCTAATCCAATCAGGAGGTTCGCCGCTATGGCTCAGGATTACCACCACGGGGTGCGCGTTGTTGAAATCAACGAAGGCACCCGATCCATTACCACGGTGAGCACCGCCATCGTGGGTATGGTTTGCACAGGCGATGATGCCGATGCAAAAATGTTTCCTCTTAATAAACCCGTGCTGATCACTGATGTGCTGACTGCCAGCGGTAAAGCGGGTGAGTCAGGCACGCTGGCTCGTTCGCTGGATGCCATCGCTGACCAGGCAAAACCCGTGACCGTTGTTGTGCGTGTGCCGCAGGGTGAAACGGAAGAAGAAACCACGACCAATATCATCGGAGCAGTGACCGCTGAAGGTAAAAAAACAGGCATGAAAGCCCTGTTATCTGCCCAGTCACAGCTCGGCGTTAAACCGCGCATTCTCGGCGTGCCAGGTCACGACACGAAGGCGGTAGCTACTGAGTTGCTGAGCGTGGCGCAAAGCCTGCGTGGATTTGCTTACCTGTCAGCGTATGGTTGCAAGACGGTGCAGGAAGCAATCACTTACCGTGAAAACTTCAGTCAGCGTGAAGGAATGCTGATCTGGCCCGACTTTACTGGCTGGGACACGGTGCTGAATGCCGAAGCAACGGCTTATGCCACCGCCCGTGCGCTTGGTCTGCGCGCCAAAATTGACGAGCAGACCGGATGGCACAAAAGCCTGTCCAACGTGGGCGTTAACGGTGTCACCGGAATTTCTGCTGATGTGTTCTGGGATCTGCAGGACCCGGCAACCGATGCGGGACTGCTGAACCAGAACGACGTCACCACCCTTATCCGCAAAGACGGTTTTCGCTTCTGGGGTTCCCGCTGCCTGAGTGATGACCCGCTCTTTGCCTTCGAAAACTACACCCGCACGGCGCAGGTGCTGACGGACACGATGGCAGAAGCGCACATGTGGGCGGTGGATAAACCGCTGAATCCGTCGCTGGCCCGCGACATTATCGAGGGTATCCGCGCCAAAATGCGCAGCCTGGTCAGTCAGGGCTATCTCATTGGTGGTGATTGCTGGCTGGATGAGTCGGTGAACGACAAAGACACGCTGAAAGCCGGAAAACTCACCATCGACTACGACTACACGCCAGTGCCGCCACTTGAAAACCTGATGCTGCGTCAGCGCATCACCGATCAGTACCTGGTGAATTTCTCCAGCCAGGTCAGCGCGTAAGGGGACAACATGGCTTTACCACGCAAATTAAAACACCTGAACCTGTTTAATGACGGGAACAACTGGCAGGGGATCGTTGAGTCGCTGACGCTGCCGAAATTTACCCGCAAATATGAGAAGTATCGCGGCGGCGGAATGCCGGGTGCAGTGGATGTGGATCTGGGGCTGGATGACGGCGCACTGGATACGGAATTTTCCATTGGTGGTACTGAACTGCTGCTGTTTAAGCAGATGGGCAAAGCCACGGTGGATGGTATCCAGTTGCGCTTTACCGGCTCTATCCAGCGTGACGATACCGGGGAAGTGCAGGCCGTGGAGCTTGTGGTGCGTGGACGTCACAAAGAAGTGGATTCCGGCGAGTGGAAGACGGGCGAAAGCAACACCACCAAAGTGACCAGTACCAACAGCTACGCGAAGCTGACTATAAATGGTGAGGTGCTCTATGAAGTGGACCTTATCAACATGGTGGAAATTGTGGACGGTGTGGACCTGATGGAAGCGCACCGCAACGCCCTCGGCCTCTGATGTATCTGAACGGCGCGGGATACCGCGCCAGAACCCAATTTACAGGACAGCAAAATGAGCGATAAGCAGACTGAAAAGACTATTCAACTGGATACCCCCATCAAGCGCGGTAAAACAGAAATCACCGAAATTGTGCTGCGTAAACCGCAGTCCGGTGCGCTGCGCGGTACACGCCTGCAGGCCATTATGGATATGGATGTGAACGCGATGATGACCGTGATCCCCCGCATCTCCAGTCCGGCACTGACTGCACAGGAAATTGCAGAGATGGACCCGGCAGATCTCACTGCCATGTCGGTTGAGGTTGTCACTTTTTTGTTGAAGAAGTCGGTGCTTGCCGGTTTACCGACAGCCTGACGGTTGACGATCTGGTGGCTGATATCGCCACCATCTTTCACTGGCCGCCATCCGTTACTGACGTTATGCCGCTGACCGAAGTGCTGGAATGGCGGTATAAAGCGATTCAGAGAAGCGGGGCCAACGATGAGTGATAATAACCTGCGCCTGCAGGTCATTCTTAATGCGGTTGACAAACTCACCCGCCCATTCCGTGCTGCACAGGCCAGTTCGAAAGAGCTGGCTGGCGCAATCAGAAACTCCCGTGACGCATTAAAGCAACTCAATCAGGCGGGTAACAGCCTGGAAAAATTTCGCAAGCTGCAGGCCGATAACAAGAAGTTAGGCGACAGGCTGAACTATGCCAGACAGAAGGCTAATTTGCTTAGCTCTGAGCTGGAGTCGATGGAACAACCATCACAACGGCACCTTGTGGCTTTAGGTCGGCAAACGCTGGCAGTCCAACGCCTGGAAGAACAACAAAAATATTTGCAGAAGCAAACGGCGCTTGTGCGTGCAGAACTGTACCGGGCGGGAATTTCTGCGAAAGATGATGCGGGAGCAACTGCCCGTTTAGCCCGTGAAACATCACGTTATAACCAGGAATTGTCGAAACAGGAGGCGCGGCTGAAGCGACTGGGTGAAGCTCAGCGCAGGATGAATGCGGCGCGTGCCAGTTATGCCCGTTCGCTGGAGGTGCGCGATCGTATTGCAGGAGCCGGAGCCACTACCACGGCTGCAGGGCTGGCAATGGGGACGCCAGTGATGGCGGCAGTAAAAAGCTATACCAGCATGGAAGATGCCATGAAAGGTGTGGCAAAGCAGGTCAATGGTCTGCGTGACGATAATGGAAACCGTACTGCACGTTTTTATGAAATGCAGGATGCCATCAAGGCTGCCAGCGAACAGTTGCCGATGGAAAACGGTGCGGTGGACTTCGCTGCACTGGTTGAAGGTGGTGCGCGCATGAACGTCGCAGACCCTGACGACAGCTGGGAAGACCAGAAACGTGACCTGCTGGCCTTCGCCAGTACGGCAGCAAAGGCGGCAACAGCCTTTGAGCTGCCAGCGGATGAACTGTCAGAAAGTCTGGGGAAAATCGCCCAGCTCTACAAAATACCTACCCGCAATATTGAACAGCTCGGCGATGCGCTGAACTATCTGGATGATAACGCCATGTCGAAAGGGGCGGACATCATTGATGTGATGCAACGTCTGGGCGGTGTGGCTGACCGTCTGGATTATCGTAAAGCGGCGGCACTGGGTTCCACCTTTCTGACACTGGGCGCTGCGCCGGAGGTTGCAGCCAGTGCAGCAAACGCGATGGTGCGTGAATTGTCCATTGCCACCATGCAAAGCAAGAGTTTCTTTGAAGGGATGAATCTGCTGAAACTCAATCCTGAAGTGATTGAAAAGCAGATGACGAAGGATGCGATGGGAACCATCCAGCGCGTACTGGAGAAGGTGAACGCACTGCCGCAGGATAAGCGCCTGTCTGCCATGACCATGTTGTTTGGTAAAGAGTTTGGCGATGACGCGGCGAAACTGGCAAACAACCTGCCGGAACTGCAGCGCCAGCTAAAACTGACAGCGGGCAATGATGCGCTCGGCTCCATGCAGAAAGAATCCGACATTAACAAGGACTCACTTTCTGCGCAGTGGTTGCTGGTCAAAACCGGAGCACAGAACACCTTCAGCAGCCTGGGTGAAACGCTGCGCCAGCCGCTGATGGATATTCTTTACACGGTGAAAAGCGTCACGGGGGCGTTGCGTCGCTGGGTGGAAGCTAACCCGGAACTGACAGGCACACTGATGAAAGTAGCGGCTGTTGTGGCTGCGGTTACCGTAGGCCTAGGCACCTTAGCGGTGGCGCTGGCTGCAGTGCTGGGGCCGCTGGCAGTGATCCGTCTGGGATTCTCTGTGCTGGGTATCAAAACGTTACCTTCCGTTACGGCAGCAGTAACTCGAACCAGCAACGCATTGTCCTGGTTGGCTGGCGCTCCACTGGCACTGCTGCGACGCGGGCTTGCTTCATCGGGCAACGCCGCAGGTTTACTTACTGCGCCGTTGTCGTCTTTGCGCCGCACGGCATCACTGACGGGAAATGTCCTGAAAACTGTAGCAGGTGCGCCAGTTGCACTTTTGCGGTCTGGATTATCCGGTTTACGTGCTGTTGCTGTGATGTTTATGAATCCTCTGGCGGTACTGCGCGGTGGACTGGCAGCCGCAGGCGCGGTGCTGCGAGTGCTTGCATCTGGTCCGCTGGCGATGCTGCGCGTTGCCCTATATGCCATATCTGGTCTGTTAGGTGCTCTGCTCAGTCCGATAGGTCTTGTGGTTACTGCACTGGCGGGCGTGGCGCTGGTTGTCTGGAAATACTGGCAACCCATCACCGCATTTCTCGCTGGTGTGGTGGAAGGATTCAAAGCGGCGGCAGGTCCCATCAGTGCAGCATTCGAACCACTTAAGCCTGTGTTTCAGTGGATTGGCGACAAAGTGCAGGCGTTGTGGGGCTGGTTTACTGATCTGCTGACTCCCGTTAAGTCGACCTCTGCCGAACTGCAGAGCGCAGCGGCAATGGGGCGACGATTCGGGGAGGCACTGGCGGAAGGGCTGAATATGGTCATGCATCCGCTGGACTCCCTGAAATCCGGCGTTTCCTGGTTGCTGGAGAAACTCGGCATTGTCAGTAAAGAGGCTGCAAAGGCGAAACTGCCGGAAAGAGTGACGCGTCAGCAATCTGCGACGGTGAATGCAGACGGTAAAGTGATGATGCCATCGGGTGGTTTTCCGTCATGGGGATATGGCTTTGCGGGGATGTATGACAGCGGCGGCTATATCCCGCGCGGGCAGTTTGGCATCGTCGGTGAAAACGGGCCGGAAATTGTTAACGGCCCGGCAAATGTGACCAGCCGGAGAAATACAGCTGCACTGGCTGCCGTTGTTGCCGGAATGATGGGCGTTGCTGCCGCGCCTGCAGAGCTTCCACCGTTGCATCCTTTGGCACTTCCCGCGAAAGGCGGCGAAGCGATGGTGAGTCGTGCAGCCACTGTGCCGCCCGTTCACCGGATTGAGGCACCGACGCAGATCATCATTCAGACGCAGCCAGGACAAAGTGCGCAGGATATTGCGCGGGAGGTGGCACGCCAGCTTGATGAACGTGAACGCAGGCTGAAGGCAAAAGCCAGGAGTAACTACAGCGATCAGGGGGGATACGACGCATGATGATGGTGCTGGGATTGTACGTGTTTATGCTGCGCACCGTTCCGTATCAGGAACTGCAGTATCAACGCAGCTGGCGACATGCGTCAAACAGCCGGGTAAACCGTCGTCCGTCCACGCAGTTTCTGGGACCGGACAACGACATGCTGACGCTTTCCGGTGTTCTTATGCCGGAGATAACAGGCGGCAGGCTGTCGTTGCTGGCACTGGAGCAGATGGCAGAACAGGGGAAAGCATGGCCCCTGATTGAAGGTAGCGGCACGATTTACGGCATGTATGTGATTGAGGGACTGAATCAGACTAAAACGGAGTTTTTCCGCGACGGTATGCCGCGCAGGATTGAGTTCACCCTGTCGCTAAAACGGGTGGATGAATCCCTGTCCGATATGTTCGGTGATCTCAGTACTCAACTGAATAATCTGCAGGACACGGCAACGTCTGCCTTAAGCGATATCAGTAAAACGGTGGGAGGGCTGGTGTCGTGAATTTCAGCTCTGAACTGCTTAACAAAGGCAACAAAACTCCGGCATTCAGCATCAGTATTGAAGGCAGGGATATAACCACTGTGCTGGACAACCGCCTGATGGGGCTTACGCTGACGGATAACCGGGGCTTTGAAGCGGACCAGCTTGATCTGGAGCTGGACGACGCCGACGGAAAAATCGTGCTGCCGCGCCGTGGTGCGGTCATCACGCTGGCGCTGGGCTGGAAGGGGCAGCCACTTTTCCCGAAAGGGGCATTCACGGTGGACGAGATTGAACACACTGGCGCACCGGATCGCCTGACTATCCGGGCGCGAAGTGCTGATTTTCGTGAAACTCTGAATACCCGCCGTGAAAAGTCGTGGCACAAGACCACCGTCGGGGAAGTGGTGAAGGAAATAGCCGTACGTCACAAGCTGAAGATGGCACTGGGTAAAGACATGTCGGATAAGCCCGTGGAGCATATAGACCAGACTAATGAGAGTGACGGCAGTTTTCTGATGCGGCTGGCGCGCCAGTACGGTGCTATTGCGTCGGTGAAAAATGGCAATCTGTTATTCATCCGGCAGGGACAGGGTAAAAGTGCCAGCGGTAAACCACTGCCGGTGATCACTATCACACGTAAGGACGGCGACAGTCACCGCTTTACCCTGGCAGATCGCGGAGCCTATACGGGCGTAATTGCCAGTTGGTTGCATACCCGCGAACCCGCGAAGAAAGAAAGCACAACGGTGAAGCGTAAGCGCAGGACTAAGAAGCAGAAGAAAGAGCCGGAAGCGAAGCAGGGCGATTACCTGGTGGGTACGGATGAAAACGTGCTGGTACTTAATCGCACTTATGCCAACCGGAGCAACGCTGAACGGGCAGCGAAAATGCAGTGGGAACGCCTGCAACGCGGCGTTGCGTCGTTCTCGCTACAACTGGCGGAAGGTCGGGCAGATCTCTACACGGAAATGCCAGTGAAAGTCAGTGGTTTTAAACAGCCGATAGATGATGCGGAATGGACCATTACGACTCTGACACATACCGTCAGCCCGGATAACGGTTTTACAACCAGTATTGAACTCGAAGTGAAGATTGATGATCTTGAAATGGAATAAGGTGTTCTCAATATTGATATTTTGTGTATCATTACAATGATTCTGATAGCAAAGGTAGGGATCTGGATATGATGAATTGTCCAAAGTGTGGTCATGCGGCACACACAAGGAGCAGTTTTCAAGTAACTGAAAGCACCAAAGAGCGTTACTGCCAGTGCCAAAATATTAACTGCGGGAGCACTTTTGTTACCCATGAAACAGTGGTCCGGTTTATTGTGACACCCGCACTGATTGCTACTGCTCCTCCACATCCATTGCCAGGTGGTCAGGGGCATATGAATTTTTGAGAAAGAGAACCTGCTACGGCAGGTTTTTATTCATCTGGGATCTCACCCGTTTCAAGAAAATGTATAAAGCCAGGCTCATCTATGATGATTGTGCCTTTCATCCTGGCTGCCGATACTTTTGATGGGCCTGCATTGTAACCGCAACAGAGCATCTGAAGGCTTTGGGTTACAGAGGTTCTTACCGTTAATCCTTGTTCATTCGCCTTATCAACCAATCTTTCTTTATCTGCTTTCTTAAATCCGGTAAAACACACATCGAATGTATTTTTTTTCGGACCTGACTGCTTAGTGAGATGTGAGTAGTTTTCGGGGAGGAATGACGCGCATTCCTGAATGGCTTGTTCTGGTGAATCGTACTGTTTAAGAATGCGGTCTTTTCGGAAGGTTTTTATTCGAACGGTGTTCTTACAAATGCCCTGTATATGATTTTCGCTATAACTGATGCTCTGTATAGAGTGAACACCGATACGACCATTTGCATTGATGTAAACAAAGTGAAGTTCTTCCATGTGAAACCTCTTTGCATGATTTCAAGATGGCGACAGGCAAGATGGACGCAAAAGTCTGTCGCCATTTTGCCGCCACTACCAAAGAAAAAGGGGCTACGCTTTCACGTAACCCCTTGATTTATTTGGTGGAGCTGGCGGGAGTTGAACCCGCGTCCGAAATTCCTACATCCTCGGTACTACATGCTTAGTCAGTCTTTACATTCGCTTGCCAGCTGCGGACGGACACGCCACTAACAAACTAGCCTGATTAAGTTTTAACGCTTCAACCCCAGGCAGGGCTTCCACGCGATCTCTTTTGGGTTTGACCTCTCTTGATCCCCGTCCTAAGAGCGGAGGCTAGGGAGAGAGGGCTCTAAGCAGGTTATTAAGCTGCTAAAGCGTAGTTTTCGTCGTTTGCGACTATTTTTTGCGGCTTTTTACGAGGCCAACCGCCCCTCGGCATGCACCTTGGGTTTCGCAAATCCCGTCGAATCCAGAATCAGCCCCAATGTGTAAAGGTAAGTATACCAGATTTATGAGCGCCATGACCAGCCTCAATGGCGTTATCGTTAAAGATTTAGCACCCATGTAGCCTGATTTTTATTCGATTAAGCAATGGGATGGCAACATTTGTGTCGGATGTGATAGCCAATAAGATGTTCATTCGCGCCGCCGGAGAGGGAGGCGCGGTGAGGAACTGGTCAATAATTGGAGTGCAGGTTTAACGGTGGGCGTTTTTCATGATACGCGCTTTATCCACCTGCCATTCGCGCTCTTTGATATCTGAACGTTTATCGTGCTGTTTCTTACCTTTGGCGACGCCGATTTTCACTTTGCACCAGGCATTTTTCCAGTACAGGGAGAGCGCCACTACGGTATAGCCTTCTCGATTGACGCGACCGTACAATGAGTCCAGTTCGCGCTGGTTGAGAAGTAACTTGCGGGTACGGGTAGGATCGCACACCACATGCGTGGAGGCCACTGCCATTGGCGTGATGTTTGCGCCAAACAGGAACGCTTCTCCGTCACGCAGAAGGACATAGCTGTCGCTGATATTGGCTTTTCCTGCGCGCAGGGATTTAACTTCCCAGCCTTGCAGGGCAAGTCCCGCTTCGAACTCTTCTTCGATAAAGTATTCGTGACGGGCGCGCTTGTTAAGCGCGATGGTCGCTGAACCAGGTTTATGTGCTTTTTTCTTCGTCAT